CCACTACTCAATGCTCTTCAGCTCGGGGTTCTGCAACACCGCTCTTGGTCAAAACTCTTTGCGGATAGTTTCTGGTACCAATAATGTTGGCTTAGGCATCAATGCCGGTAGTTTGCTTACAAGTGGCAACAGTAATGTCATTATTGGCCCCAACGCTCAAGCTGCTTCTGATACAAATAGCTGCCAACTCGCCATTGGTTTCTCTGGCACCGACAACTGGCTCACTGGCGACAGCACGAAAGCTATCAAACCAGGTGCAGGTATTCGAGACTGTGCGAATTCCACCGGCACTGCCGGTCAGGTGCTCTCGTCCAACGGTGCCAACGGCGTCTGCTGGGCAAACTCTGGTACCTCTCCTGCTACCCCAATCGTTAGAGGAGTCGTTTACGGCTGCACCACCGCTAACAACGCCGCCCTTGGTTGCAACGCTCTATTTTCCAATACCACCGGCAACCAAAACACTGCCACCGGCGCTTATGCCCTCTACAACAACACCACCGGGTGCTACAACACCGCGAACGGTTATGTCGCCCTCATATGCAACACCACTGGCGGCGGCAACACTGCCTTCGGCACCAATGCGCTCTACTACAACGAAACCGGCTGTCAAAACACTGCCATCGGCCAAAACTCTTTGACAGTAAACACCACCGGATGTCAAAACACTGCCACCGGACTAAATGCCCTTCGGGGCAACACCACCGGCAACTGCAATGTTGCCGTCGGTAATAACTCCGGAAGCAGCATAACGACCGGCAGCCAAAACGTAACTATTGGACCCAACGTTGAAGTTGCCTCCGCAACTAATTCTTGCCAACTCTCCATCGGTTTCTCTGCAACTGACAACTGGCTCATTGGTTACAGTACTAAGGCCATCAAACCTGGAGGAGGTATTGCTGACTGTGGAGGTTCCTGCGGTACCGCCGGAATGGTGCTAATGAGCACTGGGTCGAACGGCATCTGCTGGGGTACTGCCAGTGGTGGGTCAGCTGCTACTCCAATCGTGGCTGGTCTTGTTCTCGGCCGTACCAATGCAACTAACGCCGCTCTCGGTTGCAATACCACGTTTAACCTAACCACCGGAACTTCTAACGTCGCCTTAGGTGCCAATACCTTATACAATTTAACATCTGGATCCAGCAACGTTGCCTTAGGTGACAGCGCCGGACTCAATCTAACGACTGGCTCCAACAACGTTGCCATTGGACCTTCTGTTCAAGTGCCCTCTAGCACGGGGTCTTGTCAGCTTGCCATGGGTTACATGAATGGTTGCTGCTGGCTTACGGGTGACAGCACCAAGGCAATCAAACCCGGCGCAGGTATCATCGACTGTGCCAACTCCTGCGGCACTGCTGGCCAGGTTCTTGCCAGCACTGGTTCTAACGCACTCCAATGGGTAAGTGTTTCGTGCACTGTCTCCAGTATTGCTAATGCTGGTGTGGCACTTACTTTGGGCAACATCAAAGTTCAAATGGCTGGGTCAGGAAACAGGAGTCTGCAACTCGGCACGGTTAGTGGAACGGCTTGTATGCAGGTTCAAACTTCTTTCTGTCAAGACACTGGTTTTGGCACCCTCAAGTCTGAAGGCACCTACACCACCACTCCCGTCCTCATGTCAAGTGGTTGGAACTTCACTTCGCCTGCTGCCGTGCAAAATGCCGTGGTTGCTTATTACGGGGCTAGTGCAACTCCCACCGCATACTACTGCGTCTCCATGCAAGTTGCGCCGAGTTATGTCGGTAACATGCTCTGCATCACTCGCATCGCTTAATCTGCTGATTACTTTACCGAGTCACTCCAATGTTTTCAACTAATTCTAACTCAAATTTACCGCTCGGCAGTAGCACCAAACTATTCTCAATGGTGCGGGGTCATCACAACTTGGGTAGCCCGATTGGATATACACCCGATGTCCCTTCCGTCACTCCTTTCGCCGTTGGCGCTGGGCCAGCACCGTATGATGACACCGGATACCAATCACTGGCCCTAGTAACACAGGCATTCGGTCCTATCCCCTCTGGTCTTGGCGTCTCTGAAAGGGACAACATCATCCAAGTTCAAACTTCCGCACTCCAGGGTCCCCTCAACGGCGGCACTTACTGAGTTCACTGGGGCACCTTCGGGTGCCCTTTGTTTTGCAAAACCGGGTAAAACCACTCAGGAGGATAACAAATGGAACTTTCCAGTATAACTCGCATTGAACAGTTTCTGTGTGACGCTTTGATTGCATCACCGGTTATTCCCATTAGTGTAAATGTGCTCCGTTTGGCTGATGCCATCGGGAATGAGGGGGTAGTCCAGCAAACTAATAATATCGTTGTTAGATACACAGGGTCCTCGAACACTGTGGTAAATCAAATCCCAATGGTATTTACTCGAAGGATGACCTTTGAGTTGAATTTTTCTTGTCAAAATTACCTATCCTCATCCGGTCACGATTTTGCCACGCAGTTACTAACCGGTGCTTTTGTAACAATCAACGGAAGTGTTCCTGGTGGCGCAGGTGTTCAAGTTTTGGACCCTTTTTCTTGCGATGATGAACGATTTACGGGTCTAACAGAAAACTCACAATATACCTACACTCAAACTTATAGTCTCGTTACACAAGAGGCACTTCCCTACATTGCCCTTGACCCCTGCGTACAACGAGGTGATTGTCGGGGTATCTGGCCTGGAATTGGTGTTGAAACCAGATTACCTTTGGCAGGCGTAGTTGATGAAGCATCCGGGGAGATATATGTACCTGCTTACAATTGCGGTGGTGAACCTCTCGAAGATTTTGACAGAAATTCTGGAGTCCGGTGGAGCAATGAGATTGGTCAAAATGGTAATTGGGTATTTGTTTGCGACCCTGACTGCGTTTTCTTGGAAGACCCCCTCAATGAACCAATCTATTTGCTACCAACAAATAGTTACACTGCAGATGGTCGTTTAGTCGTAACAATCTGGGATGCTAACACTAAGCAACCAATCAGTGAAGTTTTCTATACGGGTACTGGCAAAAAACTTGCTCGTTATGCCATTGAGCTTTGGAGAAATACCATCACTGACGATGGCGGTATCTCCCCCAAAGCAAACTTGGATACTAAGTGGTTCCAAAGTATGAACTACGGTGAGTTTGCTGTTGTTACAGGGGGGTATCAATTCTTGTACTCCGACCCCATGTCTCCGGATTCTTATCAAGTTTCCATTGATGGTGGGGAGATGATTGGAGTACAAACAGATACATTCATCCAAACCCCAAAGGGAAGGTTCTATTACATAGGGCAATCTCCAAAAGGTAAAGGATGGATGCAAGAGGGAACTTTCCAACTTGCACAAGTTACGGAACTTTGGAGGCTTGGTTGCCTACCTTGTACCGCAAATTCTCAACCTGTCACACCTTGTTAGTATGAAAAATGCTGCTCAACTTTGGAGAGATTACCACTCTGCTTCAACAATGGGAAACAAGGAACTTGCAAAACAAATCCTGAGAACAATTCAGGGTTACTCAGGAAATCCCCCTCAACGGGGTGGTTGTGCCAAATGTCGTAAGAGCTTTTACTAATGTCTAATCACAATGATGCCAAGGACGAAATTGTCCGCCAGAAAGAGTTTCTAGCTTCCGAGGCCCTCAAGGTCGCCAATGAAGCCATCGGAATGCTTCAGGACCAACTCCCTGAGTGTTCCACACGGGACCTAGTACAAATCTTTTCCGCTTCTGTGAAAGCGCACCGTGAAATCACCGAGGATATTGTGGTCCTTACCGCCAAGGAACCTGTTTCTGAGCAACAACTGGCTCGGGAGTACGACGGAAAAGTCGAAGAGCTACTGAAACGCATCAGCAACTTCTAAAATGCGCCCCATCATAACCAAAGCAAGCCAGTTAGACGAACACAGTTCCTGGCGAAAATACATCCGTGGCATACAAGAACTCATCGTCATGGAGGCTCCGGCCTCCGTGATTGAGGAGTATAAATACAAGGCGGCACAAAACTGCTTCCTGGCATTTGCTGACATAATGAAGAAAGGCGATTTGAAAGTCGTCGCATTCCATGAAGTGATTGCATCTGCCTTTGAAGACCTTGCAATGAAACGCAACAGGCGGCTTATTGTATCGTGCCCTCCACGGTCCGGTAAGTCTATGCTTGCCTCTATGTTTGTGGCATGGTTATTGGGTCGAGACCAAATGACCCAGCATATTATTGCATCCTATGGGCAGCAACTTTCCGGAAAGTTTCATAAAGATACCATCGGATACCTGAAACATCCTGAGTTTCGTAAAATTTTCTCCGACTGGAAGGGATTCTCCCCTGACTCCAAGTACGATATGCTTGGTGGTGGGTATATCCTACCAACTTCTGTAGGCGGGGTACTTACGGGTTTCACCGCAGGTACTACCAATATCACAAGTCCTGGCGTCGGCGCAATGATTGTGGATGACCCTTTGAAGGACTCAACTTCAACTGCTGCGTTAGAGGCACTCGAATCCTGGTGGGGGGAGCAAGCAAGTACCCGTCGTACCAACAACTGGTGTCAGATGGTTATTGCTACCCGGTTTCACCAGCACGACCTTCACGGTGTGTTGATGGAGGCAGATGGTATATATGACAAAGACGATAATCCCGGTGGATGGAGGTGGGTGAATATTGCGGGATTGGTTGAGACTGCCGAGCAAGCTGCTGATGACCCACTCGAAAGGGAAATTGGGGAGTCCCATTGGCCAAGCAACACAGCTTTCTCTGTGGATATGCTTATGGCCCAGAAGAAAACAATGGGTTCGTTTGCGTTTTCTGCTCTTTACCAAGGTAGTCCCGTAGCTGCCGAAGGGCAAATCATCAAAGACAGTTGGATTAGCAGGATTCCACTTTCGGAATGTCCGGAGTTTGATTTGACTTGGTTGGCGGTTGATTGTGCCTTCTCTGAGAAAGAACTGGCAGATGAAACTGCCATATGCGTGGCTTCAATTTCCCACCGGTTTCCCGGTAAGGTGTATATCCGAGATATGATAACAGGTCGTTTAGGGTTTCCGGATTTGATTGCCAAAGTAAAACATCTCTATGCTTTTTATAGACCACGAGTATTATGTATCGAGAAAGCTGCTTCCGGGCAATCCCTAATTCAAATGCTAAAGAAAGAAGCCAAGATTCCTATTGAGGAAATGAAACCCCTCCGTTCTAAAACCATCAGGCTCCAGGCAGTTGCACCCCTGTTGGAGTTTGACCGGGTAAAGCTTGTAGAAGCTGAATGGATTGACCCCTTTGTAAGAGAAATAACGGCTTTTCCCTTTGTAAAACATGATGACAGAACGGATGCTTTCACTTGGGCTCTGACTTATTATTCTATGAAGTTGGATACCGTTGACAAAGGGTTGCAAGATGCTATCATAAATAATAAGAGGTTTTACGGTGAGCTTAGTCGCCCAGGGTTTGGGAACTCGCTTGCCTTCCCTAATCTAGCCAATAAACGTTTGAGGCTGTTTCCGTCTGACCACAGTTTCAACGACCCAGATTATGATGCTGCAACCGGAGATGCTGACCCCCGGTCTTCCTTTGTAAGAGGGATTAGGGGTGGACAAAGAAATATAGGTTGGGACACCGAAATGTGACCGGTGATTTGTAACCGCCGTAAAAAAGTTGCTGTCCCTTACAAAGACAGATTACCATGGCAAAATCCCCTGTTGATACCGTTCCTGCTATGATGCAGGAAGATTTCGGAACCGTTGTATTGGCAACTTCACCAATAGCTGACAAGTATTTGCAAAAAGCAAAGCTCAAGCAATACTTCACTCCTGAAGACCGTTACTCCCGCCCGTGCGGTGGACGTGGTGGCTTTGATGATTATGTAGAAAGGTGGCATGAGTGAGGGGGTAAAAGTAAGATGCACTGTGCCAGACCCCAATGGCCCAGCATCATTTTCACGGGGGTGAGAACCATGTAGTTCTAATCAGCAGCGAAGCATACAAAGTATCCACCGACTGTATCACCCCTAATCACATGCTAACAAGTAAAGAGAAGCGCAGCAAGCGCCGTGTAGAGAGTGCCCAGATGCTTGAGCAAACCTATTCCAAAGGGATGGATGTTCAACCACCGAAGTTCCTAACCTGGAAGCAGGAAGAACTCTGGAACACCTTGAAGAAAAACACGGTTACCTTGGCCCACGGCTGCGCTGGCACAGGAAAAACTCTAATCGCCCTTCATTATGGGCTCTTTGGCATCGCACAAGGAGACTTTGAAAAAGTCTATTATGTACGAAGCGATGTTGGTGTTGAGTTTCAACGAGGGCGGGGAGCACTTCCTGGCGACTTATCAGAGAAGATTGCACCGCTTATCGCACCTGTGCTCGACAACCTCCCGTGTATCATGCACTCGCATGGCGCTGGAGAGTACCTACTGAAAAAGAAAATTATCGAGCCCGTCCTTCTTGAAGATATTCGGGGACGCTCACTCAACGAAGCATTTATCATTGTAGATGAGGCGCAGAACTTCCTGCCTTCGCAAATCAAGACCGTGCTCACTCGTGTAGGAAAAGATTCAAAAATTCTCCTGATTGGTGACACCAAGCAAACGGACATGGAAGTGTTCCGCCGAGAGAATGGATTAGTCGATGCCATTCATCGTCTCCGCAACCTTTTTGAAGTTGGTACTGTGGAGTTTCAGAAAGAAGACATCGTGCGTAACTCGGTTATTGCACATATACTTGACAGATACGAAGACTAACTAACATGGGGCATCGCAATTCCAACACTAGGTCACCCTTTCCTGGCGGTTCAGCTTGCGGTGCCCCTTTCTATGATTATGTAGATTCGGTAGGGTACGACAATATAGCAACAACCCAGGAAAAAAATCAAGCTGGGTTGGGAGCTGGTGATAGTAAAAGAGATAGGTGTAAAAAGGGGAAATCTTGCGGTGCTGCTTGCATCTTTTACCGTAAAGATTGCATTCTTGAACTTCCGGAGACGGTTCAAGAACCGATGATGAGGGTACGTAATATGCTAAAGGAAGCCGTCGCAAAAGGCCACCTTACAGATGATGAAGCCGGTAACGTGTTCCAGAAGCATATGGGACTTACCGATGATATAAAATGGGGTAGGGAAGATTTGCGAGCGGAAAAAAACTCAAAAACCATGAAAGATGTAGCAACTCGCATGAAGAATCATGCCGATGAGCTAGACCAAGCAAGAGAAGTTGTGCGTAGGGAGTCAAAATCAGAAGAAGACTTCAACAGAAAAATAGACAATATCCATGAAAAAATGTATGGAGGTCTAGGAGCAATCCGTAGTGAAAAAACATCAAGTATTTCACCAGAAGGTGTTGAATTTGCTCAACAACGAAAAGCAGTGTTCCTGAAGGGTGATGAGATAATGGCTCAATCCAACAAAGAGTTCAAAGAAGGAACACTTACTGCTAAAACTATGAATGACCGTATGGCACCAATAGCCGAAGCATTGAAGCCTGACAAAGGGAAGTATTCTCCCGCAGAGATTGCATACGCTGCAAAAATACTTACTCAATACGAGACTTCATATATGGGAACTGCGGGAAGCTTGAAAGAAGGTGGAGGATTTTTTGAGAAAGGGGGTAACGTTCCCAGTGCTTACGGTAACTTAGAAAGAGCAAGTAAAGAGCAAAAAGAAGCCAGGGTTCTTCTGGGGACAAAAGCATATCTTGAACAAGGTGGACGAGATGGGTATACTGGGCAACGTACTTCTATTCTACATATGGACTGGGAGCACTTTATTCCTTTTGAGTCTGTCAAGAAATATGCAGAAGTGGAAAATAACTTTTTTCTAACAGCAAGTCGCATCAATGGTGGCAAGGCGGCAAATCCCCCCTCTTACCTTGTAGATACCGCAAAAGGTTTGCCCGCCATGGATAAACGGAAAACAACATTTGACGAAAACGGAAAAATGACCCCTGAAAGTCGGACCAAGTGGGAAGCAGGTGAAGCTAAAAAAACCGGTTACAACCAACTAAAACAGCAAGGTTTTGAAGCGGGATACTACCAAGCAAGAGTTCAAGCGTTGAAAGAAATTACCGGAAGCGCCCTATACTCTAGCCTACCTGCATCCGATAAGATGGCCATCCTTAATAAGATAATGTACGGGTCGTTACTCTCTCGGGTTCCAGGTATGTCTGAAACTGCGGGTGGTGGTTATTGGTCTGGATTGAGAAATGATAAACGGTGGTATTACTACGGGAATGAGAACCCTGAGTTTACCAGGTCCGTGTTCAAAAAGTTTATGGATTTACATGAAAAAGGCGATGAAGCGGGGCTTGCTAAAATGGGTGGTGTTCTCAGAAAGTATGCTGATGAACTAAATCCAAACATCTCGGCCCGGATTCCGGCCAATGCTACGCTGAAACAAGCATCCGGTGAGAAAAAAGTTGTGGAACTCAAACCTGAGATAACACCACAGGTTCGTCAGATTATGAATGAAATGAATGACAAAGCCCTGAAAGAGATTAACGCACTATGAGAAAAGACACTCGCTTTAGGCGTCCCGAACGACACGACATTGAAACTCGTCTCCCAAACGGCATTCTATCCAATGCACAGGCACTTGGTGTATGGAATATGATGCTTCAATGTGATGACCCGTCGGATGTTGCCCACAAATACCGATCTTACCGGGATAGCGAGCATTGTTCGGTTCCCCGGGAGCACCTAAGAGCAATGCGTGACACAATGATAACCGCAATGCGAGAAGAGAACAAAAAAGATGACAAACCCCGCAAAGAGAAAAAGAAGGGTAAGCATTACTATGGCAACGATGAAGGTTGGCAACCCCGGAGGACTGGAGCATGACAGCTAAGAAGGAAATCGAGAGGCATCGCCTCCCTTGTGGTCCAACCACAATAACCGTTGATGCGGTTTGTCGCAAACGCCTGAAAGACCATTTTGATGCACTCCTTGACAGATTGACACAGGAAACTCATCCGGAAGGAGTGGATAAAGATGTTCTGGAAATGGATGAGCAGGTAAATGATGACGAGCTTAGGGAGAAAGCGGAAAAAGCCCGTGAGGATATTGAGCGTCAAATGGATAATGAGAGTATGCAGTTAGAAAATGAAATACAAAAAGTTTTGAAAGATGAGAGCCCTGAAGAGAAGAAAGATAGGATGATTGAAGAAGGAAAGATGCGAGCCGATGTTCAGCATGAAGTCAAGAAATATAAAGAGGGACTGATGGGCAACTCAAAAATGTTACAGGACCCTTCCGGAAAACTTCCTAAAAAATAATCGGGTAAAAGTTAGAAAAGGTACTAACCAACATGGCAAACCGAATAAGCGGTGATTTCAACCAAGATGCTGTAGAGGCATTCCGTGCAGCTTATGCTGCTCAATTATCTACTCCGGATGAACAGGAAGAGGGGTCCTATATGGGACTTCCCACCAATGTTGTTACAAATACTTCCCCCTGGATTGAGCATACTGGCCTCTGGAAATACCCTAGCGGTAAAGGTCCAGACCAAGACCTAAAGACGGCTTTTGACCCTAATCAGTATTTCTCCAGCGAAATCTTGGAGGGTGAGGAAGACGATGAAAGTCTCAGTGAGGATGAAGTTGAAAATCTTCTCAATGAGATTATTGGTGAAGACGACGAGGAGTAAGTAAGGGTAAAAAAGATATAACAGTTGAAAAACTCTCCCTATGTACGGAAGTTTCCTATCTTTTAGTGATGTGACACTCCCTGGTGTAGGAGGAAACATCAATGCCAGCAACGCCATCAGCGGTGACCAACTCAAGGCAATGAATGCTACAGGCAAGAAGTGGCGTCCGAATGCGGACGGTCTAATGAGCAATCATAACGAGAACATCTTGAAGATGCACTCTGAGCACCGTGAGAAACGAGCTTCTCTCGTCAACCGTGAGTATAACGAAAACTGCGGTGGCAAAGATGCTATGAAGGAAATTTTTGACCGCAAGAAGTCAAGAATGTCCTCCTTCAAAGAAATGAAGAAGAATGAGTACGGGTTTGCTGAGGGTGACTCTCAGGATTCCGAACTCCTGAGTATGCCTCTTCCGGCATTCAAGGAATGTGCTTGTGGTGGTACTTGCCCGGTCTGTCGTGAGAAGAAACGCAAAGATGCCGAGTACCGTGAGTGGAGTACCGAGAAACGCAAGAGTTTGACAAGTGGCAAAATAAAGGGTGAGTTTGCCGGGCCTGACCAGAGCTTCCCTATTGCAGGACCAGTCGATGTAGCTGCTGCTTGGTCTTCTGTGGGCCGTGCTGCCAA